ACCCCTACTTGTCTATTTTTAACTTGAGTTAGGTTATTTAAATTAGTACCTTTTTTAAATTTAGTTGGTGATTCGAATAATTTTGATGGATTACCTTGTTCTATAAAATCATAGGGTCTTTGTGAATATATACCAATATCTGATAAATCAACATCAATATTTAAAATATGATTACCAACTGGTACACCGAATAACATAAAATCACCAGCACCGTTAGTTGTGGTTGTATATTTATAATATTTTTCATATATTTCAAAAAGCTCTGGATTATCAATAATTTCCCTTTTTGTTGGGAATGTCCCAATTGGTGTATGACATTGACCTTGAGCATCTTTAGGTAATGTGTTATACCTAACGCCATTAGAATCAACATCTTGTAAATCAGAATAAGGGTAAATTGTTGATATCTCTGGATTTTCAATATCTTCGTCTGTTAATGGAATAAATACTGATATTCTAGCGTTTGGTACACCTACACCACTATTCATAATAACACGGCCCACTACGGCTCCATAATCAGAATAAAAACTACGATATACATCTTCTTGAGATATTTTTAATGATAAAATTTCAAGAAAATCAAAATCTTGATTTAATTGAATCTTTACATTTTTATCACCACTATTTGGTGTTGTCCTTATTCTTATATTTTTTGACATTATTTAATTTTATCTACATCAACTAATTCATATTCAGATGGATTAAATTCTTCATCTTCATCATTTTCAGGTTCACTTTTAAATTTATTATATTTAAGTAACATCGCATTAACTAAATTAGCATTATTATCAAAAACACTTCTCATTGCTAAATACCAAACAAATAACAAAAGAAATGGTGATAAAATTATTAATAATACTGTAACAATAATTGCTGTAGGTAGTTTAATTAATTTACCTTTTATATTTAACTCACCTGTTTTTTCATTTACTAATTCTTTATTAGATTTAGCTTTACATCCACATCCCATATTATTGTACTGTTTTTACTCTCACCTTTATGTCTTTATCTGGAAAACGAACTTCAAACATACTAATTGGATTACCAAAAAGTGTGTATAAATCAGATATTTCAATTTGTCTTGTCTCTTCATCACTATATGGTTGTTCAATTTCATTTACCGAATAAACTCCTTCACCAACTTTATTAAACGCTCTTATTTCAATAACATTAGTTACCCCACCTATATTGTTAACATTTTCTATTAATTGTCCTAGATATATATTTTCACCCATATAGTGTTTATTAATATCCATAAATTCTTTTACGGTACGACTTACACTTGATATGATTTGTGATTGAGGAAAATCTTTTTCGATTAATAAATCAAATTCAAAACCTAGGTTTATTATTCTTCCATCACCAATGATTACATAATCATTTAACATTCTATAATCAGCTAAATATTCGGATATGTTTTGTTTTAAAGTACTAGTCGATGAATTGGTTAGTTTACCATTTGAATCCAAACCTAAGATGTATATCATTATTTTATTTTGTTCTTCAAATACACCAGTTCTAAATGGTACTCCAAATTCACTAGGCATTAACTGTACCCTAGATTGGTAATCTTTTATTGTAACAGCTCTATTCTGAGCAGAAAAGTTATATTTAACTAATTGTCTAATTTCTTCGATTGAAGGTTCGTCTCTACCACCAAGAGCTGGAACTGGATTATTAACAGTTAATGATTGTCTGACCGATGTATTTAAATTAGTCTCTGGTCCATTTACAAACATATTAACGAGGTTAACGTTTGTTATTATATTAGAACCTAAATTAGTATTTGAACCACCACCAACTCTATATTGAACATAAAGAGTTGTGTTAGATTTTAATGTCTCACCTAATGATAAATTATTAATAAAATCACCAATTCTACTTCCTAAACTATCATCAACATTAAAATCATCTAATGATGTAATATCTTGATTACCACCACCAAAAATTAATTTTACAAAACCATTGTCAGTATATTCTTTAATAAATTTTTGAGTTATTCTAACCCATTTACCAGGTCTAACACCAGCATTATCTGATATTTGTGTATTATCTTCAATAAATTTAGTATCTTCTGCTAATGCATCAACTTCAAACCATCTATTATCAAAATCTAAAAATTCATCAATTGTTGGATTATTTGTGAAGTTTGTTCCATTTTTAGTAATCACTGAAGTAATTGATAATACATCATTATCAGGTAAAAGTAGTTCATAAAATGGTACAATCTCAGCATTAGATATTGTTTTTTTAAATATTTTTGTTACCCCGTTAACTACTATTTCTCTTTTAGTTAAAGTATAATTAATAATATTACTATTACTATCTAAATTTGGTATGATAAGTCTATTTGGTATACCACCAGACGTAAATGGACTAGAAAAATCTATATCATCTAAAGTTTCAAATATTTTACCACCACCAGATACTTGTGTACCAACTCTTATTATTGGTGCGTATCTATCATCAAAACTATCGCTTAATACTGGAACTGTTACCGAAAAATCAACTATACTAATTGAGGGATGTTTAGCTGGAATTTTAAGACCAAATGTTCTGGCCATTGACATTACAGAATTTCTTTGTTCCGCATAGTCAATTTGAGTTTCTTGAAAAGCTCTATCTGTATTTACTGATAACATATCACTGACAGCGGCATTAAGTTCAATTAATAACATACCTATTGAAGCGTCATTAAAATCAGATAATATATTTGGATAATATTGTTTAACGAAATCAATCAGTTCTGTTCTGACATCAGCAAAATTTCTACTTGAGTATGCTATACCTTTTCCCATAATTCTTTCTATATAAATATAATATACTTTATTTTACTAAAAAATAAATAAAAATGGTTATATTAAAATTATAATTGAATTATAACAAAATCTCTACTTTCGAAAACGTCTTCTGTTAATGTATAATCTAATCTAACAACTACCCCATAAGGCCCTTGTGGAGCTTCAGTAAATGTTATTTCATTAATCTTTAAATTAGGGATATATTTATTAACATTTTCTCTTATTTCTGATTTAATACCTTCTTCAGTTAAACCATCCATTGGGTCGAATAGATATTTTCTTAAATTAGTTCCAAAATCAGGTAAATACAGACGTTCACCTTTATTTGTCAATATTAGGTGTAATAAATCAGCTTTAATAGCTTTAGAATCTTCCCTATTAAGTTTTAAAAATAAACCATCCTCACTATTTTTGAAAGGGAAATCGATATTAATATATTTACTCATAACTATAAATATAAGGAAATAAAAAAAAGAGGAAAGTATAAAACAATCCTCTTTATTATATAATCTTAAATTTTATTTTAAGCTGAACATCCAATACATTCAAACTCTGAATCTTCAGGTTTTTCTATATTTTTTTCAATTTCTTTTCTACCAAATAGGTCTGATGTTGTATTAGCATCCTTTTTAAGGACTCTAGTGTAATAAACTCCAGTTTTGTTACCAATCTTCCATCCGTGAATTAAAGCTGCTGATAACTTAGTAAAATTACCATCAGAATAATATAAATTGAGTGATGTTGATTGGTCTATATATGGAAAACCTTCTCTAATCATATCGATTCTTTTCTTTTGTGATACCTCATATGCAGTTTTATATTTATCCCTAATTTCTTGTGGTATTTCATATAACCCTTGAATTGTACCACCAGCCATTATTACTTTTTTAGCTAATTTTTGATTCCAAATCCCTAATTCATCTAAATCTTCAACTAAATTTCTTTGGACAACAACGAATTCACCTTTATCTAATTTACGTCTATATACCATACCTTGAGGGACTTCAAACATTTCAGTACAACCTAATAGATTTGAGCTATTATGACTTACACAACCATTATTTAATATATATTCATGACCATCTGGTACTTCAATATCCCAAGTAGGTTTTACCCCATTTTTTTTTACACTTTTAATTTTCATATACTTTATTTTTTAGTAAAAATTCTTTTATTTTGTTCTTATTTTCCTCTATTGTTGATGATGACCACAAAACTAAAACTGAATATCCATGGTCATTAGCGTTTTTTGTTTTTTATTTCTCTTTTCTTATAAAATGTTCGGCTAATTTATCACTTCTTTTATGTTTCCAATTTTCATTTAACCATTTTATATTATGTTTCTCGTAATTAGGGTGCCAAGCTTCTCCATTATATTCAATTATTATTTTTTTACTTTTAATAGCAAAATCATATAAAGAAACTTTTTTAATTTTTTTATTATATAAAACCAATTCAAAATTATTATCAACACCCATTTTCAAATCATTATCGGTATATCCATTAGATTTTAATTTATCATAAAATGATTGTAAAATTTTTAATGATTCTTTACTAGCCCTACCTATTTTAACACTATCTCTCATTTTACTATCATTGATTTCTAAGAATTTGATAATAGCTTTTTTCTCACAACCATATTTTAAAGTTAACTTATCAACAGTTGTTTTAGTTGACTCTTTACGTTTAATTAATAATTTATTAGTTTTATCTATATCCCCATTACATTTTTTTAATGCCCAATCATAACTATTACTATCTTTAATATAGATATGTAAAATATTGGTAAGTTACATGCCAACGACTATTTTTCTACAATATCGTCATTTTCTTTTAAATTATCAGCTCTAACCCAAACTTGTTCATCATTTCTATTAACTAAAAATTTATGATTATAAGAACATTCGAATATTTCACCATCTTCCATTTCAATAGCTAATGTTTCCACCTGACCATTGTATAAGACCCTAAAAACATCTTTTTCACCATTTCTAGTGGGAACTTTTAATGGTTCTTTTAATGAAATCCATTGTTGTTCAATTGTCTTTTCAATAGATTCCCAGTCAATATTATTATCTTCTAGAATGTTTTTATAAGACCTAATACCATCTAAAGTCTTGATTCTCATGTTTTTAGTAAGACAACTAGCAGTAGGCATTAAAGCTGTAAATAAACTATTAGCCACTGGTTTAGACATATCTATTTCATTTTCATGAATACCCCACTTTTGTGGATTGAATATACCTTTAGCATATAAAGAGTTATCATAATCTCTAAATGTTTTACCATGTTTTTCATAATATTCTTGTGAACCTTTCACCGCACCTAAATATATTTCTCTCATAATATACTTAAATTCTTCTTTTGCCCCTTCAGATTCAAAATCCAATCCTCTAGAGTAAAGATATTCTGCAAGTCCAGCAATACCTATCCCAATAGTTCTTTGACCTAAACCACCTTTTTTAGCCCTTTCAGTTGAATAAACGTTTAAGTCAATAACTCTATTGATATAATAACTTAAAACTCTAGCACCTTCTCTAATATCTGTACATGTTTTTAATGGTATTGAACCTAAAGCACATTGACCAACTTCATCTTTATCAGCATATAATATTGTTTCAGAACATAAATTTGAACTTTTAATTTGACCAAAATGTTCTTGCATGTTTTTTCTATTGATATTATCTATAAATACAACATAAGGTGTACCAGTAGATGCTTGTGATAATAAAATTTTATTCCAAATAACTCTAGGGTTTATTTTATCACCGATACCCATTTCAACAGCTTTTTGATAGACTTCTCTAAATTCTTCTGGTGAACACTCATAAAATGGTTTTAAACCAGCTTTAACAATATCATTAGGGCAAAATAAATAATAATCTTTATTTTCAGTTAGGGCTTCCATAAACAAATCGTCTATACAAACACCGTTAAATATATCTCGTGTTCTAAGTCTTTCATCACCTTCATTAAGTCTTAACTCTAAATGTGAAATAATATCTTTATGCCATGTTGGAGCATAAAGGGCAAAGGCACCATTCCTACGGCCTCTTTGATTGAAGAATCTAGCAATACCTTGAGCTAAATCAGCAAACCTAACAATCCCAGCAGCATTACCATTAAAATCACCAACTTTACTTTTAGAACTTCTTAAATTGCCAATATAAATACCTATACCTGAACCATCTTTAGATGATTTAGCAAGTTCTTGTAATGTATCTAATATTCCTTCTAAACTATCTTCAATAAGGAAATTTATATCACATGATATAAATCTATTTGAATCTTCACCAGTACCAGCAGTTAAATTTATTGGTGTTGCAAAGTTTATTTGTTTTTTAGAAAGCATATCATATAAATATTGGGAACCTTCTGTATTTTCGCCTAAACCAGTTGCTATTCTACCATACATTTCTTGTGGTAATTCATCACCATTTCGATATGATTTTTTAAAAGTAGACCAAGCTAAATAATCGTAACTGTAATCCCTAGAATAATCAAGCTCAATTTCAAATTCTTTAAGTGTATGTTCTTTTTGAACTAAATCTATTTCAATTGCTGATGCCAACATTGAATAATCTGGGTGTAGATATACAGAACCTAATGATTCAATAACTATTAAATTATCAATATCTTTAGTTGTCATCCCATCTTGAATTTGTGGGATTACTTTTTGTGAAAGTTTATCTGAATTAACTTTTAACCCACCATTCTTTACAGTCCTTTTTATTCTAGTTAAAACTTTATTTGGATTAAAGTTTTGTGTATTACCGTCTTTTTTTATTATTTTCATTTATTCACACTTATTTTAAAAATCATCAGTCATTAAATCACCACCAATGTTTGTTATTCTTGCATATTCACCACCTTTGGTTTCAAAGAAATTTTGTCTTTCTACGATTGAAAACGATGCCATAAAATCAAATGGTTGTTCAACTTTGAACTTAGATTCTATATTATAATACATTAATAAACTGTCAGTTACATATTGTATATATTGGATTAATTTTTCTTTTGGTAAACCTAATACATAATTACCACCATAAATAGATTCAACAAAGATTTTCTCAGTTTCATAACACCCAAGAATCATTTCTTCAATATCTTCAGATGGTAATCTATATTCTTCTTTTATATATTTATTATGCATATTAATACCAAAATGCATGTGTAATACCTCATCTTGTAAGATTAATTCATTAGCTTGACCTAATCCTACTAATTGAGGATACCTCATTCTAAAGAACATAAGCATCGCAAAGGTTGAACTGAATCCCATTCCTTCTAATAAAGAGAAAGCAACTAATCTTTCAATTATATTACCATTTTCTAACCAACGTTTAGCCCATTTTACCTTAGCCGATACTACTGGATTAGTTCTAATTGCTTTAAACATAGCTTGTTTTTCTTCCTCATTTTTAATTAATTGTTCAATTAAAAGAGAATACGTTTCACTATGAACGTCTTCAATATATGCTTGGTAGACATAATTAGATTTAATTTCTTCTACACTAGAAAATTCTGATACAATTTCATCAGCTAAATTATCTTGTACTAGACTGTCTGATACACCAAAAAATGCTAATAGATTTTTTAAAATAATAACTTCACTTTCTGGAATACCTTCTAAAGTATCTTTAGATAAATCTAATTCTTCGGCAGTCCATATTTTATGTTGTTGTTTTTTATAAAATTTCCATAAATCGTTATGTATTATTGGGAATTTTGTATCCCTGTCACCATTATCAATGTTTAGATATTTACTCATAATTCTTTTTTATTTTCTTTTTTACTTGCTATATGATTCATTAAATTAGCAATCGTTTCGTTATTTTTTTCTTCTTTATAAGATTCCATTTCAGATGCTTTAAGATAATTACCATCATCAATATTAATTTGAACGGTACCATTATTAAATTCTATATCATTAAATATAATACCATCAACCCCAAATCTGGATTTTAATATTGCAACGTTGGCCCTACCGCTTTCTTTTTGCTCTAAATCTTTAGCTACCGATATAATAAAATGACCAATTTGACCCTTTTTTATGGAACCACCAATCATTGTTGAATCAACAGTTTCAGCATTTATAGAACTATTATGCGTGTAAATATCATTAGCGAAAAACATATGAGTATCTTCCACTGTAATATCTATCGTATTATTATCACCAATTAATTCTATTGATTCAATTTCATCTAAAACAAAATCTTCTACTCTTATTTTTTTTTTATCATCCATAATTTATAAATTTTACACATTTTTTAACAGTTTTTTCTGCGTTAATTATATATTCATTCTCTTTAATTCTTAAAATTTGGTAACCTTTATTTAAAAGAAATTTATTTCTTAGTTTATCAATTTTAATTTGATTTTTACTTGAGTGCCAATAATCACCATCAAATTCTATAATTTTATTACCACATTTAAAATCCACTAAAATATTATTTAACTCATTTTGATTAACAATGAAATATTCTTCACCATTTAATTTTGCGAATCTACAAATTTCTTTTTTATTATCACTCAAACAGTAATAAACCGACCAAAACATTTTTTGTGAAATTTTACTATAAAAACAACCACTATTATTAATTTTCTTTAAATAATTTTCATATTTATAAATCCCATCAACTTTACCATATCTACTTATAAAACTCATTAAAGATGTTTTATTCATACTTTTTTTATACTCACCCCATTTAATAATACCTACTTTATTTCCATATGTATTTATATAATATTTTTTAGAAAATCGATAACTTTGTTTTTCGTTTCTTTTTTTCCAATTAAAATAACCTAGTTCTATACCATCTCTATCTTGATACTCTTTTAAGGTTCTCCCATTTCTATATGGTTGTAAAATCTTTCGTTTTTTTTTTAATTCAACCTCTCTTCCCACTTTTCTTTACCAATACTTACCCCATATTTTTCTACACAAGCTTTAAGACCCCAAGGCGTTTTAGATTTCTTTAAATAAATATCATATTTTTTTTACACCTTCTTCTTCACCAAATTTCTTAATATATTTAGCTAAAGTGTGAGAAAATTTTAAACCTAATTCATTCTTCTTATTCTCAAGATTATTTTTACCGTATCTAATTTCTAGTGCGTATCGACTAGCTATATCATTTTTTAATTCTTTCTGTATAATTTGTAATCTATTAACCCAAGAAATTGTAGTATCAACATCATATTTTATAAAGTCATGTATATTTTTCAATCTATTTTTTATAGTAATACTATCATACACATTACAAATTTCATTTAACTCGTTTTTATGTTGTTTAGTTATAAGCCCCTTATTTAAAAGGGGTTTTAACATTTTTCTATTAATTACATTTTCTACATTAATTTTACTCATGATATTTATAATAAAATATAATATCATTATATTATCTAAAAGTTTAATTGCCGTACAAAAAAGTAATTATTTTTTACCTAAAAGAATATCACCAACTTTTAAACCATCTTCAATTGATAACATACGACCATCTTTAGTTGGAAATTTATGTTTTTTAGATACTTTAATTTTTTTACCAGACTTTAATTTTATTTCATATACTGGTTGTTTGGTGATAGGGAAAACGTGTGTGATTTTTTTATAACCTTTATGAGTTAAAATTTTATCACCTACTTTAACCCCTTTAATTTCAATTTTACCACGCTTATATATATCAACTTTAGTGTCTAACGAAACACATCTATTACCTTGAATTGCAGTCCAACCTACTAAATCAAATTCACCAATCATTGATTCGAATTGTCTCATAATTGGACCTTCAGCTTCATAACTCTTATCATAACTTTTAGTTGATGTTACACAATCTATGTAATCAATTAAAATTATATCGGGTTTTTTACCTTGAGCAATTAATTTCCTAACATAGTTTTTAATAATCGGCATAGTAGTTCCATCACTAGGAAACTTCTTTAATTTTAAATATCCTTTATCACCATCATACTTAGTTATTGTTTCGTTAATTATTGGAAGATTTTCAGGTAACGCTAGGTCATTTAATTGTATAGATGTCCAACAAGATAAATGTTTTCTTTGTATAACCTTTGTATTATCTTCAAAAAATATCTGTAGAACGTTATATCCTTGAGAATAAGCAGTGTTTGCTATCTTAGTGATTAATGTTGTTTTACCAACCCCAAAAGGTGCTAAAATCACTCCTAATTCACCACCAGATAATCCACCATTCATTTTTTCATCTAAACCACTTATACCAGTAGGTATTGGTTTTCTGAAATCTTCTTTTAATACATCTTCTATATTATGAAAAATGTCTATGGCCGCATCTTTATCAGAACCAACTTCTAAAGCTTTTTTCATTATATCTTCACATTCATCTAAATCATCCAATGTACCACTTTCTATGATATTTTGTATTTTATCAACTGCTTTTCGAACCTCTTGTTGTTTACAAAATTTCAATGCCATACTTTGTATGAAATCAACATCACCTAATGATATTTCCTTAATTTCTTCCATTTGAGCAGTTAGATACATTTTAGTTGTATCATTATCTTTTCGCCCATTAAGCCTATAAGTTAAATTATCATAACCTAATATTATTTCATGACTCTCATATGCCCCTTTAATTTCAGATGCAATAAGTCTTAAATATAAATCAGTGAAATAATTTGAATCAACTATCCCTAATATATTATTTGCAAATTTATGGTCTGTTAATAATTGAGCAATAAGTCTCTTTTGGTATTGAATCCCTAAAAATCCAAAACCAACGTCTTTATTTGTTTCATTCATATTATTTTAGTTTTAATACTGATATATTTTAGAATATTCTTCTGATGTCAATTTATTAAACCTAGATAATTTAACTGGACCATAAAACATCGTATATTCATTCAAACTCATACCATTTTGAATTATATGTATGATTTCAGGTATAATACTTCTAATATCTATTTCATATCTAACATTAGGGTGAAATAAATTACCATCAAACATACTTTTAATTATTGATTGCTTTTGTAAATCATCTAAATTAAAATCACCAGTTTTATCACGTAATTTATTTACATTATTTCTTAATATTTCAAAAGTAAAAATATCATCTTTATCATACGTTCTATTTTGTTGATAGTAAGGTAATTCATTATCATTCATCGTATGGTCCATACCTCCCACTTTAAAAAATTCTGGAATAACACCAAGCTCTTTTGATTGATTAACACCCGTGATGTCATCTACCATTTCTTTAATTTCTAAAGATTCTCTACAATCTGGATTATATCCTTTGATATTAAAATATCTTTGGCATATAATATATGTATTTATTCTTAATACAAATTCGAATGGTTTTACGATTTGTTTTTCAAATTTTATTTGTTTTTCTGTTTTTTCTTTTACCATTTTTATTGATTTATTAAATTCAGTTCTTTTTTCTCCCTTTCAATTAGTTTTTTAAAAGGTAATAAATAATTAGTACTAAAAGATTGTATTTCTCTATCCATACCATCTCTTTTCATAAAGGTATATACATTTTTAATACCTCTATCTTCAATATCACCTATTGGTTTACGATAATATTCCAATAACTTAATATTTTTATTATTTATAATTGGATTATTTAAATCTACAATACTTTCATTTATTTTGTAAATATTTTTACCTTGTATTCCTTTAGTTTTACTCTCTATAATATTAGTTAAAGCTTTTAAAGGTTTTTGTTTATTTTCAATTCTATTAGCTTGTAATTTTTTAGCTAGATTGATTATTTCCTTTAAAGAAATTTCACGTTCTTTTAATTCTGGGAAATGTTTCAGTAAAGTGGTTTCTTTAATCCCATCAATACCTTTTATACAATCAGAAGCATCACCCCCTATTACTTTTACTAATTTAGAATTCTTTTGGTGATGTTCAAAATAATTTTGATAGTTATCTGAAGTTACATAATCTTTTATTTTTTTATCACAAAAATAAATCCTTACATCTTCATTTATCAATTGAGATAAATCTCTATCTGAAGTGCAAATAGTTATCTTTTCATTTGGGTTTTTAGTTTTACAATAATAAGCGATGAAATCATCTGCTTCAACACCAAAATTACTATTATCAACAACTTGTCTAACACATAATTCTTCTAAATACTGTCTAATTAGAAATATTTCAGTTTTTTCTTGAATATCAACTGGTTTGGTACCCCTTACATAATCTTTATTTCGGTCAATTTTATAGTCACTATATAATTTCCAACGTTGTTTACCACTAAACCTGCCATCCCAGAATACGAATACCCTATGATATAGTTCTTCTTGTAACAATTTACGTAAAATAGTGATGAATATATATAGACCACCTATATGGTCACCATCTCTAGTATACATGTCTTTTGCTCCAAAAAAACCTAATTTAAATAGGGCATTACCATCAATTAATAAAGTATGTTTAAATTCTTTATTTTTATTATATTTTTTTGGCCTAGTAGGCATTTTTATTATTTTAAAAGTTAATATTACATAATATCAGATGATGACATTTCTCCTTCTTCAGTGATAAAACTAATTTCTGCATCATATTCTACCTTTAATTTTTCGTGAATAAAATCTCTATGGTCTTTTTTATAGACATCTAATTCATTAGGATTCCAATATCCATGAGGTGTTGATGCGATTTTACCTTTTTTCTCAATTCCGTTAATATGATTCTTTTCACAACTAATTTTAGTTTCAATTCCAAATTGGAAATCATTATCTAATGATGTTGCTTTTAATTTAGCTGTACCATGTGATAACACTCCACCTAAATGAACAATAAGTCTTGAATTATAAAACATGAATTCACCACAACTATGCTTTATTTTCATATTCATCCCATCATACCAAATTTTCTGAACACAAATAAAAGTATTTGTAAATTCTTTATCAGACCTTCTTGATGCTGGAATTCTAAAGTTAACAATTGGTTGAAAACATCTCATTGCACCAGCATTCCACATATTATTTGTTGTATTTGAAGTGGCTGATTGAAATCCATTAAGAGTTCCTATTGAATCCCAAAGGAAACATAGATTTTCTTGTAATAATCCTTCTGCTTGTGCATTTAAAAGTTCTGTCATATGAAGTGCAACGTCTTCAATAACTGGTTCGTGTCTAAGTGGTTTATTACCCATCTTAGAATTTTGGTGGTCATAGTTTTGATAAGCCTCTAGTAAATCACCACTTCTCATCATCAAGAACTTACCTTTTTTTAGTATTTCACCTGTTTTTTCATCAACATATTCTTCAAATTGAACCCCACATGATTCTGCGTGGTCAAAATTAAAATTACCTTCGGTTTCATATATTACAGGTAGGTCACCTATTCTTTGGGCTCCAGCTATTGCTTCATAAAAAGCTGTCGATTTACCAGTGTTAGTATACCCTCTAACTGAAGATACATATCCTCTAGGAAAACCTGGTAATTTTAAAGCATCGTGCCACGCTTTAGATAAAGGTACCCATGTTAATTCTTTATCACCAAGAGTTTCACTTACCCCTTGTGATTTTTTAAATTTATCAAAATCGTATTCTATTTTTTTTACTGTTTTTTTACTTGGTTTTTTAGCCATTATATATCGCTATTTTATTTAATTTTATATCTAATGTATAAAATAAGGGGACAGATTACCCATCCCCTATTGTTATTATCTACTTAACATTTAAAATGGTAAGTCATCATCTTCATCGTCATCTTCAACAGTTTTTTCAGCTACCGCTACCTCTTCTGTTTTAGGTGATGGTTTTGTCGCATTTGCATCAGGATTAGGTGTTGTTTTACCTCCCATTGTTATTTCATTATCAAGGTCATCTGTTGTGCTTTCATTAGAATCATCTGTTAATGATTCTTCATCAACCCACATATCTTTTTTCTTGTCATATCTAGGACTTTTTCCAGTTGCAACTAATTTAAGATAATCATATGGTTTAACCGAATAAACATCTCTCCATGTTTTTTCATCTTCTACCCATTTATTAAGTAATTCTGTATCTTGACTTAATGTTGTTTTATCATAAGCTTGTATTGAATTAACAGATGGATAAGTACCACCTTTTGGATTTTTAACCCTAACAATATTTAAAATTAAATCCCTACCTGTATCTTTACTAAAGATATCTTCTTTACCAGCTTTCCAATAAGTTGCAGCTACTGCTGCTATTTTATCAAAAATACCATCTTTTTTGTAGTTTTGCGGAAATCTCCAGAATTTAGGGCCATGACTTTCATCATCCCTATCAATTACTTTAGCCACATACATTAGTCTTGCTCTAAATTTTTTAGCTAGTTCTTCATCTGATTTTTCACCACTAGAAAGTAATTCTTCTCTTATTTCACAAAAAGGACAATCTTCATCTTTTAAGTGTTTAATACAGATAAACTTTCTTCTTTCACCTTTTATCGTAGCAGTATGCACATGAATTTCTTTTAGAGGTGATGAACCATCATCGGTTGGTAAAATTCTAAGTTGTTTTGTTGCTTGGTCGATACCATCTGGTATGTAAGTTGTAAAATAATTCTTCTTATCAAACGTAGAATCATTTAGATTTGCCGTTGCTTCTTTATACTGTTCAAGCATTGCTAGTAACGGATTTTTTTGTTCACTCATTTTTTTATATATTTG